TGGCTCTGCCGTAACTACGAATAATGTAGGCTGGTCATTTAAAAAATCGCCTAGGTTCTTTGACATAATTAAGTACACTGGTGACGGAGTTGGAGGGCGAGAGATACCTCACTCGCTTGGCGTGGAAGCAGGGCTTGTGATTGTTAAGAGTATACCAAACTCAAGAAATTGGTATGTACAACACAGGAGTTTACCCCCGACAGAGTATTTAAGATTAGACCTAGAGGCTGGGTCATTAACCGTATCGACAGTATGGAATAATACTGCTGCAAATGACACAACAGTGACACTAGGGATTGCTGATGAAGTTAACGGGGTAGGAGAAGAATACATCATGTACGTCTTTGCTCACGACATAGCGGATGATGGACTTATTCAATGTGGCAGTTATACAGGGGATAACACTAATCCTGTAACTGTAGTGACAGGGTTTCCAGTTGCTTGGGTAATGATTAAAATAAGTAGTGCTGCGACCGGTTGGTGGATGTACGACGCACCAAGGAATGAGGCAAGTTCTTCGTCTAGTTTACTCTCTGCTAATGCAACTAGTCTAGAGGCTTCACTCCCAGGTATAACTTTTAATTCTGACGGCTTCACAGTTTCTGGTTCATTGACACAAGGTTCCTTTAACCATATTTTCATGGCAATAGCAGACCCCACAATAGTCTAGGATAATATCCAGTATGAAAATGCTAATAAATATATTTACATGGCGATAAGATAGGAATAAAAATGAAACTATGCAGAAAAATAAGAATTTGGTTTAAGCGCACCTTTAAGCAGAAGGGATGGCTTCGTGGTTGGCGTGTACAAGATTATGTCAGCGAGGGTTATAACGGAGAGATAGTACAAAATAAAGATAAGTCTATTACATTCTTTCCAGATACTCACGATAATGTAACGGACTACAGGGCGTACAAGTGTGAGATAGCAAAAAGAGTTAACAGACCTAAGAAGCTAAAGTTTGCTTTTACACTCACTGGGTTTTCTAAGGAGGTTGGCTCTTACACTATTATACAGCAGTTTGTTGAGAAGATTTTAGCACCTATTTGCTACCTTGTAGTTGTCAGGAAAGAGAATGGTTTAGAATTGCAGATGACCAACAAAGTTCCTGACAGCTCAAGTCGAGGGTACTCTATCCCTGTGTTTCATTCTTTTGACATCTCAGAGAACAAGAGGGTTGAGGTTAGTGCGGAATATTCTAGAGATGGATTTAAGGTAGATGTAGATGGAGAAACTAGCGGCTGGATTGCCACACCATTTACAGAGTATGATAAAACATGGGTTAAACTAGGGTTGTACGGATGGGACAGTCCTCTAAAAGAAGATTTAAAAATCACGATACACAGTGCAAAGATAAGGTGAAATTATGAAAAGATTTTTAAACAGGGCTGATTTAGCACTGCAAACATTAGTCATAGGACAGGTAGTAGAGACTAAAGGCAGTGTTACCCCTTATGATGGCGGTGGGGCTGCTTATCTCGTCAAGGCACTAGATGCCCCTGACGGATTTGCCACCTTTGCTATAGCCAACGATAGCGGACTTACTACTATGGTTGAGATACTCATAGGCGAGTCTGGGAATGCAAAGCAATTTGGCGTAGAGAATAATGTTGATGCTACGCCCGCATTAGAGGCTGCCTCTAAGTACGTAAAATCTTTATCCTTTGATGGGTTAACTAACCTGTTAACGGTGGAGTCACCAACAATAGACGCGTACTGTTCAGAGTGGTTATTGCATGGAGCTACCTTTGATGTCAAGAGTGGGGAGATACACTTCTCTGCTCCTTCGATGCACTTAGACTTAGGTGGAGGACATATAAGAGGCGGTAATAAATTAGGTCAAGTAGCTGTCACTTCTGGTATTAATACCAATACGTTAATATTAAAGGATGTCTCTGAGTTCAGTGTAGGAGACCATATAGCATGTTCTTTAGATAATGGTTATCTACCTAACTCTACTAACAGGCTTGGTTATACAGAGCAGGGTGACTTTAATAGAATAACAGCCATAACGGGTAACACCCTAACTATGTCGTATAACTTCTTGCGAGCTGATTTATACACAGTAACCACAGGTATAATTGCAGAGGCTTGGGTAGGCACAAATAAATTTGGCGCAGAGGGTTTACATTTCACGGGTAAAGGCTCGCCAGTAATCGAGAATGGTACTATAGGCCGTTTTCCTAGTTACACTGTTAAAGTTGAAGATGGAACACCTGACGGAGCAACAATAGACCCAAGAACAACTAAGATGTTAATGAAGGATATTTTACTTGAAGACACTACCATAGATATTATATGGTTCCGTGGTTTAGGGATAACCTTTGATAATGTGAGGTGTACTCAACAAAAAGACTTTGGCAAGCAGTTCTGTCTAGTATCTACACCTTACAACAACGGTTACGTCAAGTACATCAATGGTTGTAACATAGCTCGTATGAATCGTGATGGTGAGACCTTGCCACACGACTTTGGTGACCAAGCAGATGTTGAGTGTGGTTTGATTTCTTTTGATGGTACTAACGTATTCAGTGGAGAACATGACCCTGATATACCAGACGCACCAGATGGGACAATAGCGTTTTATGGAGCCAACGTTCCACATAGTGACTCTATACTAGCTTTCCACACGTTTGATTCTACAGGAAACACAAAACCACTTCGCCTCAAAGGGTTCCATTCTAGAGGAGACAGATTCCTCAAGTACATGTGGGGCATCTTTGCAACAACAAGTGTAGCTCCACCAGAACTAGAGGTTGATACGATAATATTTGAAGGTAGTTACTGTGAGTGTGACCCAGTGTTCATAAAGAACCCTGCTAGCACAGCAGAACGTATAAAGAATAACATTGCACACTTTATCGGTGGTGAATATCATGCCCGTGTAAACTTCCAAGTTAACCAAGGTGTAGTAACAGAGTCCCTAGGTGCTAAGTGGATATGCCCGTACGAGACGACTCAGATACCTGCATCACCTACAGTAGAGTTGAAAGACTTCCATATGGTGGGTGGTACACTGGCAGGTGGTTGGAGAAGTAAGTCCTCGACTAATACATTCTCCAATGTGGTATTAGCATATGCTAACAAGACAGAGCCTAAGTTCAATAAATCACTACTAATATCGTCACCATTTGGAACTACTACAGATGAGGTAAACTTCCTGCTAGAAGCACCAGAGGTGTACGAAGATACTGGAGTGTCTATTAAGGAATACGCAGGATTACTTGACTTAACCCAGTGGATAGGATTCAACCAATCCACAGCAGGTATTGGTTCAAACATAAAGTTCCGCATGTACGGTTATCCTGCGGAGTTCTTTACAGGTAGTGAAGCTGGTTTCTCAAAGTTGTATTCAACTGTGTTGAGTAGACCTACACAAGCTACAGGATTATTCGCGTGTGGTGGTAAATGGACTAAGCCGCGAGTGGGTGACTATATAAAAACAGCTACAGCACCATACAGCTTAGATATTAAGCGGATAGATACTGTATTTGACACCTCAGCGAGTACACCAGCAATAATTGGTAACTTGACAGTTACACTGTCTAGTGCGCCTGCTGGTGATGAAACGACGATAGGTATATACGATAGTACAGTACATACGTGGTATTACTATCACATAGCTAACATTGCAGGTAGCACTGTAGAAGTAGGTGCCTCCTCTTCCGTATCTACGGGTTTAGTTCGTGATGTAGCAGCAGGTGATACGATAGTACTAACCAGACTAGAAATAGTCGTATAGGAGATAACATGAGTAGAGCAACAGAAACCAAACTAGCAGCATTGCATGGTGCTGTTGCTGAATGTCTCGTGGAACAAATAGAAGCAGTTGAAGAAGAAACAATCTTTGATGAAAACGGTCTAGAGCAGAAGACAGGTAACATGGTGAGAACCGTGACACCTGCTACTCTAGCCGTTGCTACTAAGTTCCTTAAAGACAATCAGATAACATGTGAAATAGAGCAGAACGAGAACATGGAAACGTTGAGTGACCTACTAAGCAAGAAACAACAACGGTCGCGACTTGGTAGCGCCAGTGTTGCAGCTAAACTACAAGTGGTAAACTAATATGGACAAAACAGTAGAAGACCTAACTAGAGACGAGTTAGTGCAACTACTGTCCGACGTAGACACTGATGGACTACTAAGAGCGCGGATTAATGGACTATCCAAACTCTCAGTACCATTAGATGAACTAAAAGAAGACGACGACGGACAGTATAGTGACGATGAGTTCACTAAGTTAGTACAAGATAGAGCGCAGTATTCTAAACTGTCTGACATAGAGAAAGAAACCGCAGACCGTTGGGCAGATGTAGAAGCACTGCGTAGACATTATGCACTATTTGAAGATTTTCTACACGATTGTATGACAGAGCTAATGGGTTTCAAATGCTCTGATTTACAGATTGATATAGGGCGATTCTTAGAATCCGATGTAAAATATGCAATGGTACAAGCACAGCGCTCACAAGCAAAGTCCACCATTGTCGCTATATTCGCAGTATGGCAATTGATACACGACTGTAAACATAGAGTACTTATTATCTCAGCAGGTAGTGAAGTAGCTATGGAAATAGCAAATTGGGTTATCCAAATCATCTTAAATTGGGATATATTGGCGTGTTTAAGACCCGACAGGCAACATGGAGACCGTGCGTCGAGTAAAGCCTTCGACATCAACTGGCAGCTAAAAGGTGCCGAGAAGTCACCTAGTATAGCCTGTATAGGAATAACGGCTAACATGCAAGGGCGGAGGGCTGACCTGTTGATACCAGATGACATTGAGTCGTCGAAGAACGGAACAACAGAGATACAACGTGCAGCATTAGAACACCTATCAAAAGATTTTACCTCTATTTGTCAGAAAGGTAGAATAATATACTTAGGTACACCCCAAACGACAGACTCTATATACAAGAATCTGCCAGAACGTGGGTATATCATAAGAGTATGGACGGGTAGGTTCCCGACAGAAGAAGAAGAAAAATCCTACGGGGACACCCTAGCACCATATCTAAAAGACCTAATGGACAACGACCCTAGCCTACGAGTAGGTGGTGGTATAGATGGTTCAAGAGGCAAACCGACAGACCCAGTACTATTAGATGAAGAAGCATTAAGTAAGAAGGAACTCGACCAAGGTCAGGCGTACTTTAACTTACAACATATGCTGAACACTGAGCTATCAGATGCACTAAGACACCCATTGAAAACTAAGAACTTAATCGTAATGAACTTCGGTACAGAGCGAGCAAGTGGCGAGATAACATGGATGCCAAGTCCTGATAGACAGATAAAAGTACTAGGATTCCAATGTAAACCACAGTTATACAGACCATTCTCAGTCTCCCCAGAAACGTATGAATACGAGGGTAAACACCTTTATGTTGATACCGCAGGTGGTGGTAAGAACGGTGATGAAACAGTGGGAGTAGTTACATACAGCTTACATGGCTATGTGTTTGTAGCGGAGATACTAAAACTACAAGGTGGTTATAGTGACGGAGTATACACAGCACTCAGTAAACTAGCTATGCGACACGGGATAAACTCTATTGATGTAGAGAAAAACTTCGGTTTTGGTGCATTTGCAGCAGCATGGCGACCAGTAATGCAACGCATGTACAAAGAATCTGGTTTTGAAATGTGTCCTAGAATAGAGGACGTATGGGAGTCAGGTCAGAAAGAACTACGCATAATTGATACATTAGAGCCTCTCATGGCTAGACACAAGCTAATCGTACATGAAGATGTTATTCAATATGACTTAGACAGTGTACTAAAGTACCCAATTGACGTAAGAGAGACATACAAATTCTTTCACCAACTATCAAAAATAAGTCGAGACAGAGGCTCACTGATACATGATGATGCTATAGACGCATTGGCAGGTTCAGTACGCAGATGGGTAGACCGTATGGCAGTAGATGAAAAAGTACGTATGGAACAAAAAGAAACTGATGGAAACATAAGCTTCTTCGCAGAGTGGGGCGCTAACATAGGTTCCGATACACAGTCGTTAGGTAACATATCTAACCGATTTAACAAAGCTACGAACAGACGTAGACGATGAAAAAGGACACAACGATGACGCAGACTACGCTAAATTTAGCAGACCAAAAGCGTTTAGACATTCTTGACTTACCAAGAGATAAGTTTCACTTTACAGGAACTCTAAGAACAATCTTAGTTAAACTAACTAACTTTGTACGTAAAAATCCTAGACATGCGGAGTACTTAATCGCAGTTCTAAGTGCAACTACTACACATGTGAAAGAGAATTACGCAATTGCAACAGGTGAGAAAAAGGTAAAAAGGGAAGCTGTAGAAGCCCCTAAAACGCCCGATTTGACCATAAAAGAAAAGTTGACCCAATTGCGCCTACACGTTGAAAATGCTGACGATTTTGCCGCTGTGGAAACATTAGCAGGTAAAGTTAAGCTAACATTGGAAACCCAAGATTTTGATGAAGCCAAAGCGGTTACATTAGTGAAGTATGACGAAATGATTGCCAAGCAGGGTTAATCATGGAAAGACGAGAGAATGTTCAAATGCCTTTAAAGAGTGCTTTACCAACAGCAGCAATAATTGTATCCCTAGCAGTAGCATTGTTTGGTAACGGGATTGTTTCAGATGGATATGACCAGACGGTACAAACTAATGTGTCACTCGCCACAATCAAAACAACACTAGAACATCAAGTCGAAATGCAACGTCTGAGCTTAGAAACCATTAATCAGGTTAAAGAAGACGTTAATGAACACGGCATGACTCTATACACACATGACTTACGAATTAAGTCACTAGAAAGCGTACATACAACGAAGAAGGAAAACTAACATGGCTAATAACTTAGGCATTACAGAGGTAGCGGTAGCTGCTTTGACAAACAGTGCCGCAGCGCACAACTTATATTCAACACGACCAAGCCAAGCAGGTATTGGTGGTTCTTTAGTAATCCGTGTAACAGGTCACGATGACGATACTGCGTTAGAAGCAGATAACCCAGACTTAATGGCGTTATTCCATTCACCTCAGTTTGGTCAACCTTGGGAGAAGCAAAAGCACTCATTGAAGAAAGTTCGCTTTCATGGTGGTGTAGATGCCGCTATTGCAGCTTGCCCAACAGACGTAACGTTAGCATTACCTAACTACGACTATACTACTTTTTAATATACCTAATCGAGCAGCTACATTGTGGTTGCTCTAATCAAGGATAGACTATGAGTAATCAGTTTAGTAAGATAATAGAAAGTGGCACTTGGTTATCTAGGTTCTTAGATATCAATGGTGATAGTTCAGGTGCTATAGAACAAAATGTAGATGGTAGTGTAACACCAATAACATTTTCATGGAAAGTACCCGTGGGTTACCACCTGTTTGTGTACAGATTAATAGCCACTATACAAGACGCAGGTTCGTTTGATGCTGACAAATACGGTAATGGTTTAGTACTAACTAATGGGTTAGACTTTGGTTCAACAGACCCAGAGGGTGTCTTTACATCTGCAACACCACAATTACGTATAAAGACCAATTCCGATTGGGCATCATATTCGTATGATTTAACAATACACTCACAAGGTCAAGGTGACTCTATTGCAGTTATTAGGTACACCTTCTTAAACGACGGTAAACCTATACAACTTACACAAGAGCAGTCGTTCGTAATAATTATAAACGATGACTTGACTCCACTGAACAACCACAAAGTAAGAATAGCAGGTGTATTAGTAAAAGTAGATGTACACGCACCTAAGTTACCTTGGGAATAGGAGAACAATATGATTAAAATTAAGGGGCTAAAAGATGGCAATATGGC